GCGCGCATTCGCCTTGTCCGCAACGTCAACCATTTCCGTTAGACGATCGCGCGTTGCCTGAATGGCGTCACCGGTGAGCTTTACAGCGGCAGCGACAGCACCAAAGATGCCGACAAGCCTGAGGGCGGTTGATCCATAACCGGCCAACGCCCCGGCTGCTGCGGGGCCGCCGAGCGTTGCGTTCATATCGCTGAACTGCTTCAGGATAAATTGCGTTGCCTGTCGGGTGTGACCTTTGGCGGTTTCGACGTTCTTTTGAAGCTCATCCAGATTGAGGCCGACCGGAATGCGGAGTGAAGGAACGGGCATCAGGCTGCCTCCACTTGCGCGTCGCCGACGAATAGGGCGCTCAACACTTGCAGTGCGAGCAAGGCGTTTGGCAGAACCGGTTTGCCGCGAACGTAATCGTTCAGAAGCTTGTTGGCATCCTGCCGGCACGCGCCGCCACCGATAAGGCCAAGCTCCAGGACGCGCTCAACATCGTCCAGCGAATAGGAACCGCTATCAAAGCGAGCGAGACATGCGACTGGCGTTGCACCATTGGGACCGGGCAGGCCGCGAACGGACAAGACGCTCCAAACCCAAGGGTGACTGAGATCAAACGTATGGGTGCCGCCCGCCCAAGTGACGGCGCGGGCGCATTTGCTGGTTTCAGTCATACTTTAGAACCTCATTTAGAGCATCGGTAATCGCGTCGCGCATATCGTCACGGCGCTCATGATAGGTGGAATAAAAAAACGGCCGGGCTGGTTGCCGCGAGGTGCCGAGTTCGAAGCCGAGGGCGTAGTCATACGGAACGCCGCTGCCCTCGCGAATTTCTTTCGTCGTGAGGTCGCCGCCCGCCTGAACGAAAACTTCAAGGTCGGATGCGCCGTCTGCAACTTTACATGAGGCCTCAAGGTCGCCTGTTTCGTCCGGCGACTGTTCCAAAGACTTAAGGGCGCTGCGTTGAGCTGCAGAAAGCTCCTCCGCTTGCTCGCGAATGACGGCGACAAGCGGCGCGCGAATCTTGTCGGGCAGGTCGCTCAAATAGGCGTCTAGATCATCATCGGCCATTGATCACCATCCTGTCAGCATTTCGGCGGTGATCGCGGGATTGTCATAAAGCGAACGGTGGTCCTCGCCCGTGGCGGCGCGAGAGACGGCCATCGCGGCGGTAACCGCACCGTCGATGCTCAGCCACTTTTTGGATTTGTAGAACCGAACGGCATGCTGTTGCTTGTTGCGTTCCACCTCAGCGTTGGCAAAACAGAACCTCAACACAGGGTGACCGCCGTGCCGGAACCGCCGCGCGATGATCGCGCGCTCAAGCTCGCTAATCGCAGGCATCATGAGGCTTGGCACCTGACGGAAATCAACTACCGGCAGGCCCTTTTCCAAGAGCTTCTGTTGAATTTGCCGTGCCAGATACGGGTCGAATGCGATTTCCTGAACGTTGAAGCGGTCGCATAGATCGACAATCGCAGATTCGACGGCGCTGAAGTCGACCACGTTGCCCGGCGTGGCAGTGATCAGGCCGTCGCGTTCCCATTGCCTGTAGGGCGCGCCGGTCTTGTCCTCGCGTTCCCGCAAATTCATTTTCGGGCAAAAGAATTGCGGCCATACGTCATATCCGCCCTCGCCATCGCGCCACGCGGCGAAAACAACGGCAAGATCGGTATTCGACGAAAGGTCAACGCTGATCCAACAAGGCTGTTGCTTCAATGCGTCAAGATCGACGGGCGCGGCACCCTCATCATAGACGGACATTTCGACGAATGGCGCGGTAGCGTGATCCGACCAATGGTTCAGATTGTATTGTTTGAAATCTTCGCGATCGGCTGGTTTTTCTTTAGCCTCAATCGCGGCTTGGCGCATGCCGACAAAATCCGGGAAGCCGTAGCGCAGGCCGGGATTAACAAGGTGCCAAATCTTTTCATCGCGCCAATCGTATTTTGCCGGCGGTTCGAAAATGATCGGCAGATATGCGGGGTTGATGATTTCACCGGATGCTACGCGCTTCGCATAGCTGTATTCCTCAAAGCCAAGGTTCTCTTGACCGCGCCCGGCAGTTGTAATGATGACTAGCAGCGTGTTCGGCGTTTTGAGCAGGCCGGTTTTCAACGCACGCCAGAGGCGGCGGTTTTTCCAGACGTGCAATTCGTCGATCAAGACGAAATAGGGCGTCTTGCCCTGCTGGAAATCGCCCTCTGCCGGGATGGCCTGAAGCGTCGAACCAGATGCTATATGTTCCAGCTCCAACTCTGAATCGACAATATGAGTCGCCCGCTTCAAAGGCGTCGTGGCGTTGATGAACGCTTTTGCTTCATCAAAGGCGAGTTGCGCCTGATCTTCCGCCGTGGCCGCGAGAATTGAAGCGCCGCCCGGCACGCGCTCATGACCGCACGAATGAAGCAACCCAAGGCCCGCGCCGAAAGTCGTCTTGCGCGCGCCACGGGGGATTTGAATATAGACCGTGCGAACTTGCCGGTTGCCGTCGATGTCTGACGGCCCATAGATGCGCTTGATGATGCGTTCCCAAAACGGGGCGAGTTCGAACGCGCGATTGCGCGCGGTCGATTTCGGGTGACGCAACGCTTTGAAGAATTTTAGCGCCCGGTCGCCGCGTCCCTCAAGATCAGCGATAGGCGAGTTATCAAATACCCAGGTCGGATGAATGTTCATCGTCACCACCTCCATCGTCTCGAATGGAAGGGCGGCTGCGAGACACTGGCGTAAGGCCAAGTTCCGCAGCTAGGAGCCGGGCGCGGGTCATGGCGTCTGATTGGATTCGGACGGCAGGATGTGCGCGTAAGCCACGGTCCGTTTCGACTACGTGGCCCTCTTTGGTGATCAGCCGTTCCATGTCGCGAACCTGTCCGGTTGCGATACAGTAGCTTTCCAGACTGCCGAGGTCGGCAGACGTGAGAATGCGCCGCTTGGTTAGGTCAGGCATCACGCGCCGCCATTCCGCCTTGGCATGCTTAGATAGCCAGCCGGGGGCGCCGATGATGGTATCAAGGGCGTTGCGATCGGTAGCCAGTTCAGGCTTACGGCCTCTCATGCTGCCGCGCTCTCGACAAACAAGGGAAGGCGCGGCAAGCTTGCCGCATGGGACAGAGGTTGAATTCCGTTAGCCTGGCGATACTGGCCTTTTGCGCCGGAATGACGGTGTCGTTTTTTACTCTGCCGATGTGGGTGGTATTCGTTAGCAACGTTGCGCGAGAGGGCGCTCGCGCGGACTGGATTGGATTCGCGGGGAGTATCATTGGTGCGTCCATGACTGTCGGCGCCGCAATCGTTGCGTGGTTTGCCGTTCAAGCGCAAATTAATGCGACGCGCCGTCATTCTGAAGCACTTCGATCCGATGCAGCAGGTCGCCGCCTTGCTGCATATGCTGTTGCTCTCGATGATCTGACCGACAGTTACTTCAATGCGAGAATTCACGCTGGAAAACCGTCGTCGCAAGACGGCGCGCAAAGTATCGAAAAATTTCGACATGCAGCCGACTCGTCGGTGCTGAAGGAAGCATCTATCGATGGAATCCTGGGTGACGACGGCACCATGCTCAGGTTTCTCGTTACGATCGCAAAGGCATCTGTGGGTGATGATCGCAAGCAGCGAGACGAGTTTACGGCGGCGGTGGGACCTCTCTCTGGCATGCTCAGTAATAGTATTCAGGAACGACAGCGTATGCTGCGTGCCGGAGCTGAAATTTCGGATTTGCACGAATTCGCTTACATTGATCAACGCAAATTTATGGACGCCTACATTTATGGTCGGCCGCCGCCTTATCCTAAGTGACCAGAAGTTCATGGCCCAACTCGTTCGCACGTAACGTCCAAGCCGACGCGGCGACCGATTTCCTTGATCGACATGATTTTGAACGCTTGGCCTTCATAGGTGACGCGCTGTTCCAACGTCAGGCCATCAAGCCAGCGCATCCGAAAGGTGATCACGTCGTCCGTGGTGTCGCCGCGCACCCCCTCGCGGTCACTGATGGCGTTCTCCAATTTCTGAGCGCGCATCGTGGCGAACAATGTCCAGGCGGTGAACGGCACGCCGTAAAGATCAAGCGCGGTTGAACTCTGCTCAATCTGAATGATGCGATCTAGGTTTCCGGCACGCATCATTTTGCTTTCATGATGCCCGCGACGGTGACGATACCGTGCGAGTAAGAGCCGTGCGGGTCGCGCAGGAAATGCGTCTGTGTCACGCGGAGATCGTGGCATATGAAGTTCTCAAGGATCAGCACGCCCTCAATCTGAGCATCGACGTGAAGCGCCGCAACAATCGCGCTGGCGATAGCTTTCGAGCCGGTCAGCCCAGCTTCCTGTTCCCAAATGTGCAGGGTGGCGTAAGTGGTCGAGTCGAACCGCCTATAGACCGTCTGACCCTCGCCAATGTTGACGCCCGGCATGCGTTCAGGACGCCCGTTGCTGTCTAGAACGTTGTCGGCGGGGACCAATGCCATAAGGCCGGCACTCGCCAATAGGCGCGCGCGAATGGCCTTTTGCAGGTCTAGGGATGGTTCAAAAGCGGCCATATCAGAACGCAAACGCCCGATAGTTCGCCAGTAGATCAAGAAAACCGAACGGCAAACACTGCGCAGTGACGCCAACGAGAGTCGCTTCCCGGTTGGCATACAGGTGGCCGGCCAACTGTCGGATGGCCTCATTGACCGGCGCCGGCGTGTCGTCATCATCAACGGGACCGCCGATATAGGCCGCAACCCATTGGGAAGCCGCTGCGATCTTGTCGGCCAAAAGCGCATCGTCGTCGTAGGTGGTGATATTTAAGTGCGCCTTCAAGTTGGCGGTGGAAATCGTCATTTTCGAAAAAACCCTATTTAGGCGCAATCTCACGTGATGGTAGTGGACCGGTCATTTGCGTTTTCGAGAAGATCAGCACCCACCCCCCCGGTCTAGCGATCGGCTCATGATAGCGTGAAGGTCGCGATTGAATTGCCGCAGCATGCTGTTGAACTGCCGCTGGATCGCGAGGTGCTGCTGCTTCACTGGGTTTGCCTGTGACTGCGAGGGGCTATCGCTGATCACGCGTGCGAGCAGACGCCGCTTCGTCTTTGTTGCTCGGTTATGGCGCGGCGTTGTCACTGCCTCAGCTACCGTCCAGCCATGGAGCAAGCGTTGGATCAGAGCCTCGCGAGTGATGCCGATCTTATCTGCCCATTCTTGCAGACTAGCGGTTTGGCCCTCATGGGTTAGATATCGTTTGGCGGACATTAGACGTTCCTGTTGCTGGTGCGGTGTTCGAGGGATTGCTTGCGGCTGGAATGGCAGGGCGATGACGCCATGGGTTGCCAGTTAGAGCGCGACCAAAACAGGCGCTTGTCGCCGCGATGTGGGATGATGTGATCCACCATGTTCGCAGCGCGACCGCAGCCGCATGCACATAGGCGGTTCTCAGGAAGCGCTAGGAAGGCTTTGCTCTCGCGTTGCCACTTGCCGTCATAGCCGCGCTGCGTCGCTGTAGGGCGGCGCTTGTCAGCCTCAGCCTTGCGGCGTTGCTGGCATGGGCAAACCACGTTGCTGGCGACGAGGCTGCCACAGCTACAGATGCGAGGCGGTTTCATTGGCATCAGACCGGCATGCTCATATTGCCGAGATCGCCAATAGCGTTCAGCCGGCGACGATCGTCAGCATCGGGTTTCGATATTATGGTTTCATCGCTCTTGCCGCTGCCGAACATGGCGCTGAGCAGTTCGCGACGGCCCTTATAGGCTTCTGTGATTTCGGCGGCTGTTGCTTCCCATGCATCCGCAGGCGTCCAGCCGAGCCATCCTGTTGCGAGCCTGAAAAGGCGGGTGTGGTATTCAGCGAACGGGATGCGTTCCGCGTCGGGCTTTGGTTCGCTTGCACTGTTGCCGTCAGCGCCGGCAAGCGCCATAACGTGAGCAAAGAGCGGTTCACTGATGCGCTCAACCGCAATTCGCAGCGGTAGGGTGTCAATGCAGTCCAAAAAGCCAGCGAACGCCGATTGCGGGTCCGCGCTTTCCCGAATTACGTCAGCCATAATAGAAAAGTTGCCGTCAGCAATGCCCTTGACGATCTTGTCAAAGCCATCGTGGCGACGTTCCAGACGAAAGGCAGCTCGCAGCGATGCACGAAGCCGGATAGCT